ATCTACACTTATGCGATCGTCGGCAGCGTCAGATGTGTATAAGAGACAGGCCGTGTATATCATTTCTTGTTCCTCTGTCAGCATTTCGGCGGTGTGGATAGGTGTTACATCATCGAACACATTAAACCCTCTGAAATCGCCTAAAATGCCCGTTTGTCTGTCATTATTTCGCCCGCCCGTTGCGCTCTCGTACCAATTGCAGTAAATGTAAGGTTCTAAGCCGTAATATAGCATTTCGTTCCAATCATCGCCGCCCACGGTTTTAACTTGGGTGCTTGGTGAAAGGTATATTATTTCGCTGCTTGGTTCGGTTTCCTCAACTTGGAACACAACGCCGTTGCAGGACAAAAGCGCAACCCCGTTGCCCGTTACCACGTTTATAACGTACTGCAAAGCTATCGTTTTGCCTGCATAAGCGTTGTTAAGGTTTACAAAGCCTGCAAACGGCAAAAAGATTTGTATTTCGCTTTCGTAGTCGGTGTTGTCCTCATTGTGCGCTGGTACAACCGCCGTGCCGAAATCAAGCGTGATTTTGTCTTGCGCTGGCTGCTGGCACGAAACGCCCGTATTAAAGTTGCCGCATCGTATTACATCGGTGCTAAACGGCGTTATATCCGTGTAAATTCTTTTGATACGGTTAACATACTCGCCCAAATCCACATTTTCGCCGCCGTCCGTGAAATAACGCTTTGCGGCAAATTCTTTCAGATTATCAAGCGTTACAAGATACACGTTAATAGAGCCGTATTGTTTGCCCACTACCTCAACGGGAAAACACTCGCCCACTATATAAACCCGACTATAATCGTTGCTATTTTCAAGCTGGTACGAAATTGTAGCCTTTTTCTTGTCGCCCGAAATCGTAAACGGGGTTTTAGTTTCCCGTCCGCCTACCCGGGTCTTTACGCTTAAATAGGTCGTTTCGTCCGTGTGAAATTCGGTGTTTGGGTTCGCATCAAGTTCCACCGTTATAAGGCTGTCAAAGTCCACATAATCGAGCAGCGGTTCTTTGCTTGTGCAGTTTGTGAGCGACTTTGTAAGCGGCAAAGTCCGTATATACGTACCCGTAACCGTAACCGAATAATCGCCGCCCAAATCAGTAATAACGGCGGTTGCAGTCACTCGTGTTGACGTGCTTTTTACCTGCATATCTTGCGTTATCGGATAGCCGCCCGTGGTGGTGTAATGCACTTGCGGTTTATCAAGTCTTGCGCTAATATAATACGGTGTTTTTACGGTTATGGTGAGCTTTTCGCCGTCCCACTCGTGGTTTTCCTCTGTCCCGTCTATGTTGTTAGTAACCGTTGGCGTAACGGGTTCGGGTATCGCCACTACCTTGCCACTAATAACAACGGGTATGTTAATATCTAAATCGGTTATTTGTATGGTAGCCGTGTTCCCGTCAACGGTTAAGGGTGTTTCTGTCGCCGTTCCTGCACTTGTATGGTAGCTTGCTTTCGCATCTTGGAACGTGTAACCCTCGCTTGCCGTTACGGTTATGGATAGCGTGCCGTCTTGGTATGTATGTTGTTCGGTGCTGTCGGTTATGTTGTTTGTTACGGTCGGTTCGGTCGGTTCGGGTGTTACTTCTTTACGGGTTGCGTTAAAAGTAATCGTATCGTTTTTACGTGGAACATTTGTACCAACGTTAACCCCGTATGCCTTTGTATATGGGCTTTCGGGTATCAAACCGTCATACTGTTCCATACGTTCAAACCCAATCGTTCCTGGTATTTGTACCCACATATAACCGTGCGGATATTGTGCGGTGGTTTCTGAATAGGGCGTTAATTCATAATCGGGGCTTATATATAGAAAAAATATCGTGTCCCCGTTATCGTCAACGCCGTATTTTAGTGCATACTCTTTGTTAAAATCCGTAAGGTATGCGCTAACGCTCGTAAAATCGCTTCTTGTATCATTCAGTGTCATTGTCGTTGCCTTTTAATGTTACCATAATAATGCTGCCCGTTTCATTGAGTAAGCCCGTATTTGCAAACGGCACTTTCTCGAAATTCGGGGTGCGCTTGTAAACGGTATCACGGTTTGAAATATACGGGTCGGGGTTGTCGCTTTCAGATACACGCCCCGTTGCCGCCAAAATTTCGGTTTCGTAGGTTTTGAGTACATCAATACGCAATGCAAGTTCGTAGGCGTTGTTTCCCTCAAAACTTACCCTATCCACGAAATAATAACGCCCCAAATCGGGTATGTAACAATAATTGAAAGTCGGTCGGGGTTGCTTTCGTAGTGTTACGGTCGGGCGCAACACATCGAAAGTTTGCCGCAAATCGCCCTCAATCGCCGTAAAGTCGCCCAACTGCTTGTTTACCGTGTTCGGGTGTCCGTTGTATGAATAAAAGTTTATCGTTGTCATATCGGAAAGAAAAAAGGCGGTGCGGTGCGCTTTCACCTGCACCCACACCGCCCAAAGTTAAACAATCTAATACCTGTTGAGTTACTTGGTAAAGAATACTACAAAGTTTTCGTTTGTATCGTTGAAATATCCAGCGTCAAACTTGTAGTAGTTGTTGAAAAACTCTGCCTTTGCGTTGTAGTTCGTTGTTACTCGTCTGTCAAGGTTGCAAACGCCCAGCGCATCACGGTCAAACATTACGCCCAACACGCCCGAAATTTCAACGGCTTTGCCGCCGCTTTCCTTGATATTAATGTTACCCGTGCTGGCAAACTCGTAGTTCTGTCCGCTACCCTGCCAAAAAGGTACGGTTTCGGCTTGCGGCAAAAGCACATCGCCACGGTTAAACGTGTCGGAATAAAGATAGGTTTGCGCTGCCTTTGCAAAGTCGGACAAAAGTACAACGTGTAACATATCTTTCGGCGTAAATCTTTCCTTGCCGCCAACATTGAACATGGTCGAAATGCTTTGCAGGCGGTCGGCGTAAGTTCCCATTACATAAGAAGCAAAGCGGATAAAGTCGGGGTCGGTTATCGCCTTTGCAGCGGTTAACTTTGTGGTTGCGCCCGTCTTATCGTTGTACAACTTCAAAAGGTTTACACAACGTACCGTGCTTGCGCTGGAAAGGTCTGCCTCTGCCATATCACCTGCCGCCGCTGCTCCAAACGCTTTCGCATCAGCCAAAACCGTTTCCGCAATCATGTTGTTGATAGTACGCATAATCAAAGCGTCTGTCTTGATAGTCATTGACTTTTCAACTGCTGCATAAATCATCGAAATAAAGCCGTTGAGTTGTGCGGCGTTGCTGAAACTTTCCTTAACCTGCCTTTCGGTGATTGATACCGGCACTTCAAACGTAACCTTTGAGTTGAAAAATTTTGCTGTTACGGTCGGTTTGTGAAACACGTCTTGGTCGTAGCTTGTACCATCCGTCAAATTCCACGTGTCGTTTTCTTCGGCTTCGGGAACATCGGCACTTATTTTCTCCAATACGCTGCCAAACTCCCAGGCATCCATCAGCACAGACGGCACTTTGCCCGCATACGGTCGGTTTACGAAAATCACCTTGCCGATATGGTTTACAAGTGATTTAACGTAATTATCCACTGCATTTTGGTTAAACACTTCCGTGCCTAAATCCACAATGCCCGTCAAATCCTCGGTTACAATGTCAGTCTTTCCCAACACTTCACCCGAAACGCTGTTAATAAGCGTGTAAATCTGTTTTACTTCCATATTGCTAAAATTAAATTAGTTACTCGTAAATACTCGTTGTTATCTCTCTTACAAGTGCAAAGATAATGTTTTTTCTCCAATTATCACGCCTTAACTGCATTTCTTTTGCAATTTCGGTCGAAATTGATTTGCTTGCGCCCGTTCCTTTGCTGGTTTCGGTCGTTTTGCGGCTCTCTGTGCGGTTTCTCTCATCGTTTGCGGTCTTTCGGTCGCTGTCTGAAAAATCGGTGTCGTTAAACGCCTTGTTTGCGCCCGTTTCGGTGTTGTCGGTGCTTTCCTGCAAAGTAACGGTTTCCGTCCGTTCAACGCTGCCCGTTACGGGTGTCAGTACATCGTAATCTGCCAACATCGCCGCCGCTTCACGTTCCCAGCCTTGCACGTTTACCGCAATCACCGCCGAAACAACATCGCTTGCGTTGTCGCTGGTTATGCTGCTTACAACGGTCTTGCCGCCGTACATCAGTAAGGCGTAAGCGTCTAACTTGGTCGGGTCGGTATCGCCGAAAATTGCGGCGTACTCTGTCGGGTATTCGGTCTTGAAAACCGCTTGGAATATCCCGTTACCCTTTGTAAATAGTTCGCTGTATTTCATTGCTTATCGTCTTTGTTTTCTTCGTTTTCTTCGGTTTCCTCTGTTTCCTCTGTTTCGGTGTCGTTCCCGTCCGTTTCTTCGGTTTCCTCTGTTTCTTCGGTTTCCTCTGTTTCTTCGGTTTCCTCTGTTTCGGTCGTTTCCGTGTCGTTTCCGTCTTGCTGGCCGGGTTCTTCGGTCGTTTCTGCGGATGCTGACAAATCAGCCGCCAAAGCGTTGTAATTTTCCCTTTCAAGTCCCCAACTGCTTGCAAGACGTACCGAAATATCCGTGCCAAACATATCATTAATTTTCTCAACTGCATTTTGTCTTTCTTTTAACATATTATCCACATACGGCAAAAGTACATCCACATTCATTGATACCTCGCCCAAATTGAGCCGTTCGCGCTTCATATTATAATTTGCGTTTAACCCCAATTCGTTGTACATACTCGCCTTGTAGTATTGTATCAGTTCAATAAGTTGTGTAATATACACGCTGTTTGTGGTCGGGGCTGTCTGCATATTTACGCCCTTGAAAAAAGCGTTTTCCCCGATAATTGAAAACTCACCGTCCCGTATCTTGCGCAAAAACTCATCGGCACTTTGCTTGGTCTTGTCATCGCTGGCACTTATAAGCATCGTGATACGGGTCAAAATGCTTGCCGTGTTCAACGAAATAAGCCCGTCAGTATGCAAGACGGCATAACGCCCTATCATCGGCAAAAGGCTTTCGCCGTTGCTGTCATTCTCAATCAAAACCCCGTCTTTCTGAATATCGTAGGTTTTGTTTAACTTTAATGCAGGGTTCGCCACGGTGTAAAGAGTTGCCCGTCCATAAACATCGGGTTCGCCGCCTTTGCCGCCCGATAGAGCATACAAAAACCCGTCCACCCTGGTAACAAAGGCGTTGCCCGTGGTCTGCAAAAGCCGCTCCAATTCCTTTTGCGGTATGCTGTCGGGCAAACCCTCATACTCAAACATACTTTGAGTTTTCGCCAACGTGTTCGCCATAAATTCAGTTACGGCGGTGTCTTTGTCCCTTACTTGTTGCTGGTACAACTTGTAAATGTTATCTTGCCTTTTCATCTGTCAAAACTTTAATAAGAGTTGTTAATTCGGCTAACACTTTCGTATTTTCCGCAATCGTGTCCTTGAGGTGTTCCGTTTCGTCTTGGTGCACCTGCCTTTGTTTCACCATATACCAAAACAATGCGCCACACATCACAATCGGAAAACCCAAACTTGAAATGATTTGAATAATAGTATTTGCGTCCATATTGATAAAATTTTAGTTCCTATTGCAAAGGTAGTTATTTATTTCGTAAAACGTGCGGTTCGGCACGAAATTTGCACCAAACCGCCCGTTATTTTCATTTCAGCGAAACAATGTTTGTCTTTGTACTCGTAATTAAATAATTGCGTACTATTTCGCCTATCTCGTTATCTTGGTAGAAAACTTTGTCTATTGCGAAAAACCGTGCCACTTGTTGTTCAACGTAACTTGCCGTACTTAACAACTTGCGTTTGTAGTTCGGTTTGCCGTTCATTTCAAGAGAATAAATCAAAGCGTTTTCCTCATCTTTTATCGGGGTTGTCTTTGCGTGTATGTACGTGAAACATTCGTTGCCTACTTGAATAATGTTGCCTTGCAAAACAACATCGTTAAACTTGATATAGTACACAAACAACACATCTTGCGGCGTGTACTTGCAAGGCAAATGCGGATATGCTGCAAGTTCCCATTTACCGCCCGTAATCATCTGCAAGTTTTGATTATCGAAACAAAAATACTTGTTGCTGGCTTTGTGTTGTACTATCGTGCTGCAATACTCAACTGCCACTATTGCGCCGTGTTCGCCAAAGCGGTATATATCTATCGTTCCCTGCTCCATAAACGGCACTTGCTTCAAACCCATTTCCGTAAAGTACGGGCAAAACTTGTTTACCGTGTTCCCCAGCATAAAAACCTTAACATCGTTGCGCTGGCGTATTATCGTACTCAAAAGGTTCATAAACAACATAAACTCATCGGGCAAATAATACCGCCGTGTCAGAAACTCATCAAATACTATCGTTGTAACATTCGGGTAACTGCTGCTTTTTTCGTGTTCCTGCTCCGAAAGGCAAAACCCGTAACAAAACGGGGTCGGGTCGGGTGTACGCTTGTTTTTCTCTGCATCGTAGTAAGATAAAAACCATTTGTTCGACATATAGAACACTTCGTTAAATTTGCCGTCCGTCAGTTCCTCAATAAGCCCGTTTGCCACGTGATTTGCAAACAGACTTTCGGCACGTTTGCCCCGTAAGTCCTCACGCCAACGGCGTATGTATGCCATTTGCTTGCCCGTCTTGATATAGTTTTCCAAACCATATTTTAAGGAGGCATAAGTCTTGCCGTTTGACCTTTCGCCAAATATCACGTTATAATCGGCGTTTTTGCTTAAAATCGCTTTCAAGTCGTAAAATTTCGGCTTGTCTGTCTTTGTCTTTCTTGTTGTCATACTCTTATTATTTTAGTCCTTAAATTTAATACCTCGCAAATAGTTTATGTACATAACCGAAAGGGAAAGGCTGTAACCCGTTGGCTCTAAATGTACGCCCGTGCGTTCGTTGTAGTGCGCCGTGCTGCCTTTGTAGTCGGTTATCTCGCCTTGTATCTCGTAGTCTATGTATGTGTGTATGTTCTTTCCCGTTGCCGCTGGCGGTATATCCAAATAGTTGGTAAACGCATCAAATATCCCGTCCTCGCCGTACTTTTCAATAAGGTACGGTATCGCCGCCTTTTTGTTTACGCCCGACACGGTTAGACTGAAATCGTATGCCCGTCCGTTTGCTTTGAGTGCGTTCGGTTCTTCCACCATATAGCGTTTTGCGCCCAAAGTCTTAAACCTTGTATAAGTCCCTTCAAAGTCCCAAACGCCCAAAGTCTTTGTTATGCCTTTGATAGTTTGAGGTTCGCAAAGAGAAAAAGGCAAACCGTGAAACTTACACGCCGCCCGTAACTTCATTTGCACCTGCATATTATACGCCTTGAAATATGCTTCGTGCGCCTTGCCGTTCATTATCTTAATGCTGTCGGTGTCGCTGTATATGTAATCATCTTTTGCTTCGTGTATGCCCGTGAAAAGGTTGCGCCGTGCGTATGCGGTTACGAAAATGCCCCACGGGTAAAACAAGAAACGGTTTTTGCTGGTGTTGTACTTGTATAAAAGTTCTTGTTTTTGTTCGGTTGTCATTGAGTTAATATCCCACTCACCGTTATATGTAAAATCATCACGCAAAGGGTTGGTAACACTCATACCGTAACAACTGTTTAACATTTCCTTGCTGTTGAGATATTCCACTTCTTTGCCCTCAACGCCTTTTAATTTCGTCTTGCTTTCGTACAAATGCAGGATAGACTTTACAAACGGGGTCGGCAAATACTCTTTCTTGTAACAATACATTTCGCCGACTCGCATACTTTCCCAGGAATAAAAGTTTTTGATTATATTAAAATCCACGTCCGTAATTGTCAGCGCAATTTTTGAAGCCGCCACAATACGCCCGTTATTTTCGCACGGGTTTTCTTTCACAAAACATTTGCTGGCGCTTATCGGGTTGTCTTGCGTTTCGCTGGCAAATATGTTGGTGAACTCAATATCGAACACGCAACAATACTTTGATATTAAAAACTCAAATTGCGCCGTACTCTTAACCTTGATTGCAACGCCTTGCGACATCGGGTATTTTTCCGCTATCATTACATACGGGTAACTGCTTGTAAAGTCGTAACTATCCACGTCATACATTATTTCGTCTGTATATTCGGCGTTTGCGTGTGTGAAACCGCCTGCAAACGCACGTTGCAGCATATTAAATTCATTCATACCCGTAATTTGTAGTTCCTGCATCAAGTTTACGTAATACCAATTTGGTACGGTCTTTCCTGCATCGCTTTTTTCACGCAAACAATGCGCACGGCAATACTTGCGCACAAACCCCGTCTTTGTTATCGGTATGTGCGTTATCCCTTTGCTTTCCTCGATACGTTCTTGGATATAGCACATAACTACTTTAATATCGTTTATGCAGTAGTGTATTTCCGCATCAGTTAGCGGCGTTTCGCTGTGCCTTATTTGCTGGTAGTCCAAATCGCCAACGGCTTTTGCACACTTGTATTTCATAAGTTGCTCGCCCAACTTTGCAAGCGAATAACCCGAAAGCAAGTAACTGCATCTAAACTCAATGTTGCCCGTTGTTATCGCATAAATCGGCTTGCGCAAATCAATACTGAAAACCCGTTGCCACTCAAACCACTTGCGCAAAAACTGAAATTCGTATGAAAGGTTATGCACATACACAATAAGGCGTAATTTGTCATTCAGCCCTAAAACCTCGCTTACGGTCTGCATCATCGTAACAAACTCGCCCCACGTGCGCCCCATTATCGTATATCCGTTTATGCCAAACTGCCAAACGTACATTATTGCGGCTTTCTCTAATTTCACCTTGCGCCCGTTCCCGTCCTGCATACGCTGCATTTGCTCGTATGTGTACGCCCGACCGTCCGTATCACGGTAAAAACTTGTTGTTTCAATATCAAAGGCGCACGGGATGTTGTAAAACCTTTCGCCCTTGCTGTTTCCGATAATGTTCTTTTCGTTTACGGCACGTTGCAACACGCTTGCAATTTCGGTCGGGCTGTTTATTCTTTCTTGTAACTCAAAAGGTATTTTTTTCATAAGCCAAACTTATTAAAGTTGCGCAAAATGCGCTCTATATCGTTTTGCATATCCTCCATTTGGTCGGCTACCTCATTTGCTTGCCTTTCTATTTCGGCGTCAATCGCCCGTGATATGCTTTGCGCTTCACTTTCTATTTGGGTGCTTATATCGCTTGCGCTTTGCTCCATTTCGCCCGTGAAATCCTTGTACCGCATCAAATACCTTTCCACGAAATCACTATCCGAAACGCTGTTTAACTTGCCTTGCAAGTTCCTCGCCATAAGGTTGTACTCATCGGGCGTTAAATCGTACATACGTTGCAGGTGTTGCCCGTACTGCCTGGCACCTTGCGCCGTACTGGTTGGCTGGCGTAAAAACGAAATCGCCTTGCCGTACTCAATTTTTAGGGTGTTCCAATCGCCACGCATTGAAAATTTGGTAAACCCCTTAACATCGCCTTTGTTCAACGCTTGCACGGCTGGCGAAAGTTGTCCGCTTTGCTCTATGTTTTGAATACGGCGGTTTGCCATTTGGAAAACCCTTGCAATTTCTTTTCGATATTCGGGGCTGCTTTCAACTGCTTGCAAAATCTCTTTTTTGATTTTCGCCCGTTGGGTCGCACCAAATACAGACTTTGTAAATTTAATCTTGAAACCTAACTTTGCCATACGCTGTTATATTAAATAGGGGTTACAAACATTGCAACCCCTACAAAGTTAAACATAACTTTCCAAACTCTTACAAGTCCACAAATGAAATAGAGTAACACTTCTTGCCGTGGCTCTCGTACTCGTAAATCGTGTACCCAACTTTGCCGTCTTTGATAGTTTGTACCGCCTCATCATCGGCAAGTATTTCACGCACCGTTTCGGCGGTGTGGCTTGGTAGGTTCACCAACCGTTTGTTTTCCTCATCAATAATTACGGGGCTGTCGCCTAATTGCGACTTATGTACGTAAAGTCCATTGATTTTGTGTACCACATCTTTGCCGCCCTCATTTTCAGAGTTGAAAATATCGGCTAACTTGATGTACTGAAAATCGGTTGTGTCAATGCCAAACGTGG